CCGAAATGAAAAAGCGCAACTACACACAAGACACAGTCCGAAAGTTACAAGGCTCATTACAGATTGAGCATACATTAGCCAAACGTGGTGCTACCAAACTACGTGAAATACTAGCCACAGAACCATATGTTAATACGCTAGGTGCATACAACGGCCAAATGGCAATACAACACGCCAAGGCAGGACTCAAAGCAATTTATCTATCAGGCTGGCAAGTAGCCGCCGCAAATAACACAGCATTACAGACCTATCCAGATCAAAGTTTATATCCAGTTAACTCTGTGCCACAGGTAGTCAAAGGCATCAACAATGCTTTCCGTCGCGCTGATCAAATCGAATATTCAGAAGGCACAGTATCTACAGACTACTTCCTCCCTATTGTAGCAGATGCCGAAGCAGGATTCGGTGGTGCTCTAAATGCTTATGAATTAATGATGGCCATGATCGAAGCTGGAGCGGCTGGTGTTCACTTTGAGGATCAACTCAGCTCAGAAAAGAAATGCGGACACTTAGGTGGTAAGGTCTTGATACCTACCAGTCAAGCCATACGTAATCTCAATGCTGCGAGGTTGGCCGCAGATGTGGCCGGAGTAGACACAGTGATTATGGCTAGGACAGATGCTGAATCAGCTACCCTAATTACATCAGATCATGATCCACTAGATAAGGATTTTATCATCAATGAACGCACTGAAGAAGGTTTCTATAAGTTCCGCAATGGATTGGATGCTTGTATTGCTCGTGGGCTCGCTTATGCTCCCTATGCAGATCTACTATGGTTTGAAACTTCTACACCTGATATAGCACAGGCTAAGAAGTTCGCAGATGCAATCCACGCACAGTTCCCGGATCAAATGTTGGCTTACAACTGCTCTCCGTCGTTTAACTGGCGTAAGTTCTTAAGCGAAGAAGAGTGCGAAACATTTCAGCGTGAACTAGGCGAACTAGGCTACAAGTTTCAGTTCATTACACTAGCAGGTTTCCATTCTGTTAACCTTGCTACATTCGAACTTGCTGAAGCATACAAACAACGCGGCATGGCTGGTTATTCAGAAATGCAACAACGCGAGTTCGCTGCACAAGGTCGTGGATTTACAACAGTTAAACATCAACGTGAAGTTGGCGTAGGCTACTTTGACTTGATTAGTGAAGCAGTGGGTGCTTCTAGCACAGTAGCAAACAAAACTTCAACGGAGGCGGATCAATTCCACTAATATGAATATTTTATTATATACCTTGGTGATGGTGCAAATCACTATTGCTTGTGTTACCTTGTATCTACATCGTAGCCAAACTCATAAAGCAGTTATGTTTCATCCAGCGGTTAATCATTTCATGCGTTTTTGGTTATGGTTGACCACAGGTATGGTCACTAAGCAATGGGTAGCTATACATCGCAAACATCATCAGGCCAGCGACACAGAAGCAGATCCGCATTCTCCAAAAATATACGGAATCAAACGTGTATTATTTGGAGGAGCTTTTTTGTATCACAAAGCAAGCAAGGACACAGCAATGGTCGAGAAATTAGGAGTTGGAACTCCTAACGATTGGTTAGAGCGTAATGTTTACTCCGCACACAGTCGCCTGGGCATTCTTATATTACTGGTTATAAACCTATTGTTCTTTGGGCCGTGGGGACTGTTAGTGTGGGGTATTCAAATGATATGGATACCTTTCTGGGCAGCAGGAGTTATTAACGGACTAGCTCATTGGTGGGGATATCGAAATACAGATACCAAAGACACTAGTCGCAACCTACTACCTATTGCCATTTGGATTGGTGGGGAAGAACTTCACAACAATCATCATAGTGATGGTGCTTCAGCAAAGTTTAGCCAACGCTGGTATGAATTTGACATAGGTTGGTTCTACATTTCAATATTGCAGAAGTTAAGATTAGCAACTGTTAGATAATAAAAAACCCCCTTTCGGGGGTTTTTATTTTCTCATATATAATGCTCTATGAGCCTAATATTACTTCTTCACGCCTTGGTTAACAAAAGAATACATCTTTTCGGCGGTTTCTAATACCTTATCTAAACCTGGAAATTCAGGCATATTAACTCTGCTAACGATTTGACCAGTTTTTTGATCACGTTCTGCAGTCATTTCCCAACCCTGAAACTTAATATGAAAATCTTGGCTTACTAAATCTTTAGCCATTTCTAAGATCTCTGTGCGGATTTCATATCCGTTCTTGTTAAATTTAACTTCTGGTAGTTTCACTTCTGGTAATCCATTAATTGTTGACATAATAATCTCCTTGTGTGTGTATGTCTATGAACCTTTAGGCGGTTCCTTCCTTCTTTGGAAACAGATATTTACTAACTGTTTCTACAGAATATTTAGCCATGTCGATAGTGTTGTTAACAGCCATCTTGGCAAATTGTGTTTGTGCTTCAATATATGCGTGGGCTGCTTTGTTTAGAGCAGGATCTTTGAAAATTTGATCAGCGATGATCTTTTTAGTGTTTTGAAAAGATTCAATATAAAAGTGTGGTGTAAACATAACTTCTCCTTGTGTGTTTGTGTATGTATTATTATATATAACTGGAGGGTAGAAATCAAGAGTAAACATAATTAAAATCTCCGATCTTGCTCAAGCAATTCTATTAATTGCTGGCAGTCTTCCCAGTCAGTAAACCTTCGAACGATTTTTCTGTTATACGGAGTGATACTTTTTAACATTATATCGTCCTCGTCGAACTGAGCTACAGTAGTAACGTAACCCCATTGATTGCGCCAAGGACCCCACGTATCGTAGGGGACCTCTTTGAATTCGTAAAACATATTATTTTTGGAAAATCTTTTGGGCTTCCTGCCATTTTCCGTTGCGGGCTAATTCTGCGGCATATCTTGCTTCACCGAATGCGCAGAGAAATTCCCATGTAGATGATAGAATTTTTTTAAACATTGCTGTCTCCTTGTGTGTATCAGTATTTATACTGAGAGCTTGCGCACCGCACAAAATAAGGGGATTTGACAGAGAAATAAGTTTAGTTTACAATATGATTAATTCGAGTTAAATATAATATAGAACGGATATCCCGATGAAACTAAGAACTAGATCAATACTGCAAGAATTGAATGAAATAGCAGAAGTCCGAAATAAGGATTCTCTATTCGAAAGCAGAGCTACGAATATCATAAATTCAGCAATCAACCTTTTAGAAAGCATCCATAAGAACTACACTCCAGAGCAGGCAGATGAATTGGAACGTAGATTTATCAATGCTATCCGAGGACAGGATCCTGCTAAATTTACTAGAGGTATACGCAAGATCGTTGAATCTAGAAGAACTAACAAACATTTAGATCAAACCAATGACGATTGAATTATTTGAGGGCGGTAATGTTTTTAAAGGCCCAGATAAAGAACCCCTAACACGCAGAATAAAACGCGAAGAAATTCCTACGACCATAGCATTCTTAGAAAAAGAAACAGGGGTCGATTTTACTCTAGATAAAGATGAAGCAGGCGTTCCTATTAAATGGTTAGGCACCACAGGCCGTAAAGCAGACAGCGGAGACTTAGATCTATCTGTTGATGCTAACGAATTAGATAAAAAAGAGTTTGCACAAAAACTAATATCAGTGTTCGGTAAAGATAGCGTGAAGCTGTCAGGCGACAACGTTCATTTAAAAACTCCGATCAATGGTGATCCTAGTAACGGATTCGCTCAAACAGATTTCATGTTCTCCGCTAATCCTAAATTCCAACAAGGATCGATGTTAGGTGGTATACAAGATAGTCCTTATAGAGGCGAGCATAGACATATTTTATTGAGCAGCATCGCCAGAGCCAGATCGTTGAAATACAGTCCTAAGCATGGCCTAGTTGATCCAGAAACCAACGAGCCGATTCCACAAGGCGATGACTGGAATGTTATCGCTAAAAAGTTACTAGGTCAGTCAGCTACAGTAAAAGACATTCGCTCAGTCGAAAGCATTATCTCTTATATTAAAAAATTACCTAACTACGAAGAACTTATCGCTGCCGCACAGGAAACGCTAGGGCGAAGTGGTATCGAACTTCCTAAGAAAGAAGCCTTAGAACATTACACACCAAACAGTCCTAGCTGGATGCGTAGGATCATAGATATAGTATCATGAGATTTTGGGAAATACTAACAGAAGCTGAAGCTCCTGCTCCTAAGAAGGTAGGCAGAGAATTCAATCACCTTGAAGATCTAGTATTCACAGAACCTAATGGTGCTCAACGTGCTATCCAGATACTTAAAGATCTAGCCAAACCCGAAAGTAAGATCTCTATCAAGTGGGACGGCAATCCCACAGTATATTGGGGTCGTGAAGATGACGGCACATTCCGTATGGTAGGCAAGAATAACTGGGGTCGTGAAGAAGGTAAATCATCTAGCCCAGAAGAATTAAAATCCTTTATCATGAGTCGTGGCAAAGGAGAAGACTGGCGTGAAAAGTTTGCCAACGATATGGCCAGCCTATGGCCCATATTTGAAAAAGGCACTCCTAAAGACTTCCGTGGATATATCTATGGAGATATTCTTTTCCATCCAGGCAAGCCCTATGAC